TACCCCGGAAGATAATGTTAATAAATACGATGATGGAACTTATGATTTAGTTTTAGGTGAAAGATACGGTATTGACCCACAACACGCTCAAGTTAACGGATCTTTTTATATAGATGACTTAAAAGGTTTAATACATTTTTCATCTAATATTTCAGGAAAAACTGTAATCTTAGATTATATAAGTGATAGTCTAGGCACTCCAAACGAAATGCAAGTTCATAAATTTGCAGAAGAAGCTATGTATAAATGGATTATGTACGCTATATTATCTACAAGAGCAAATACTCCAGAGAACATAGTGCGTAGATATAAAAAAGAGAAATTTGCAGCAACTAGACAAGCTAAACTTAGATTGTCAAACATTAAATTAGAAGAATTAACTCAAATATTAAGAGGTAAATCGAAACATATAAAACACTAATATATGCCAGAGATTAAAAATACTTTCACTAAGGGTAAAATGAACTTAGACCTTGATGAAAGGTTAGTTCCAAAAGGTGAATACAAAGAAGCTTTAAATGTACAGGTTTCAACGTCAGATGAGTCAGACGTAGGATCTGTACAAAATGTATTAGGTAATACTCGTTTAGATAGTATTATTCCTGGTATAGATTATATTTGTGTTGGATCTATTTCTGATGAAAAAAATAATAGATTATTTTGGTTTATTACAAATGATACTGATAGCGCTATAATAGAACACGATGTAGAGGCCGCGCGAGTAGCCGAGTTGGCTAACACAACTTACGAACCAACTCCTATTCTAGTTGACTTAGGTAATAGTGTTTTAGAATTTAACACTGGAAATCAAATAACTGGAATAAACGTTGTAGATGATTTTTTATTCTGGACAGATGGCGAGAACGAACCTAAGAAAATAAACATAGAGGAGTTTAGGAACAATGGACACACGGATTTAACTGTTCCTAGTGGTCTTTTTGTAAACGGACAAAGAGCACAAGATTTTATAGAAACTTTTACTACAGAGATATTTAACAACGTTACCGCTGGTACAGACACTTTTATTCTTACTGGTGTTGGAACTAGCAATGTTCCATTAGTGGAAATAGGTGATGTTCTTTATAGTCTTGAAACAGGTAACGTCAATAACCCAATCGGTACTACAATTATTCAGACCGTCGTTAGAACAGTAACCGCTGTTGATTATTCTACAAGCGAGGTAACGCTAAGTACTACTATTTACAACGGTTCAGGACAACACTATATCGGAAATAAATTAGTTTTTACTAGAGATAGTATTCTAAAAAAAGAAGATATAACCGTTATAAAAAGAAGACCTACGCAAGCGCCAAGAATGGAACTTGTTCCACTTGGAGAAGGTATAACTTCAGGAGTTATTCGACCTATTAATCTTACAACTGCTCAAGTTGGTAGCCCTGTCACGATAAAAGTCATTTTAGATGATTTTGTAGCATGGCCGGATGGACATACGTTTGCTGAAGACTACACAGATATACTTGGTAACACGTACGCGGCTGGTACCGTTTTAACCCAGGACCTTCTAGACGCGGTGCCTATAAATATAGGTGAAGATGATACTATATTGTTAAGTGATCCAGCAAGTCCAGGTACTTTACCAAGTAACGCTCAAGTAATTTTACTTGTCGACAGTGTTACTTACGGTGTTAGTCAGAACGATCCTTTTGAACAGCTATTCGCTTGTACAGTTATCTCTATAGATTCTAGTACTCCTTCAGCTTTAACAACCTTTAATTATCAAATACAAGATATAAGTAATGCTTTGTTTGATAAATCTTTTCCTAGATTTTCTTATAGATACAAATACCAAGATGGAGAATACTCTGCTTTTGGTCCTTTTACGCAAGTAGCTTTTCTACCTGGGCAATTTAACGCACATCCTACTAGGGAACCATACAATACAGGTATGGAAACTAGAGTTAAAGAAATAATATTAAAAGATTTTGTCACTTACGATATACCGAAAGATGTTGTAGAAATAGATTTGCTTTATAAATCTGACGATTCTACAGTTGTA